ACTGCCGAAGGCAGCAAAGAGTACATATCGAGTAACTCGATATGGCCAAGGCCTCTTTTTAGAGGAAAGCCTAGGCCTCCCAAGTTTCTTGGGAAGTACGTCAAGGCAGAGCCCCAGTCGATCAGCCGGTTAAACCGGTATCGAAACCTTGCCAATGCAAAGTCGGCAAAACCTTGAAACCCCGTAGGGCCGGCCGTTGGATGGTTTAACCATTCCAACTTCCGTAAGAAGTCTCTACTCTTACCAAGAGCAGGGTTCTTTTCGTCTTGTACCAAGGTCACCTTGGAACAGCGGGAGAGGAGACGGACTTTAAGTGCGTCTACGTGGCACGTTCCCTCGTAAGGGACCTCCCATATAGGACGTTTCAGGCACAGCCTGTTTCGCCTAGTTCTCAAGAGCATTTCTTCTGTGAAGTAAGCTCCGAGGGCCGATATATAGCATTTGTCGATGTTCAACATCGCACCTAGTTTCACTAGGTGAATGCCTATTAACTCGAGATATTCTCGAGGGCCGGACGCCAGGTGATCATCACCCGCCGTCGAAAAGATCCTCCAAGGTAGCCTCGGAGGGTCGGCGCGTATGGACGCGATATCGCGTCCGTAGCGCTTTGAGGCCCATTCTGTGAATGCAGCCTCCTCTGCGACTAACATAGTTAGCGTTAGAGTGCCCTTGGTTCCGGGAAAGCCCATAGGGCTGGCCCGGACCGTGGTACGACCCATATACTCGTAAGTTATGGGGCCTTCGCACTTCTCTAAGAAGCACGGAGTCGCTAGCAATACAATTGCTAAATCGACGTACGGACCGGTTAAACCGGCCCCGTCGCAGAAAGACTTTAAAAGTCTTTTTGAAACGACATGCTCCAGATATTCTGAAGCCTGCGTAAGATCTGAAGTTAAAAACTCCAGAGCCTCGACGTCGTCTATGCCTTCGGCATAGGCCGCACGTTTGCACCACTCGTAGAGTTGTGCTGAGGCACCTAAACCCGCAGTTGCTGCGGGTATTAGGGCTAGATTGGACACGAGATCGTGCCCAAACGGCGATAAGAACTGGGTGACCCAGTCCTCCGAAACGGTAATAGTCCGAACTTTCAGTCCGGGCTCCCCAATTGGGACCACCCTCACAGAGTGTGGTTTACCCGTGCTACGTAAAGGATTATCCTTGTCGTAGTAAGGGCTACCTTGAAGGTAGCCAGCCTCAATGCCTTCTTCGATGGCAAATTGAAGCATCTGGTAACCGGTTTCACCGTCCAGACCGAAGATCCGATCTTCGTACTTATAATTGAATACGTCGACATCAATTTCAAATTGATTATCGGATTCGATCAGCTGTGCTGATTTCATAAGCTTTTTGTCAGCGGACCTACACATAGTGTGGAACCGCGGCGTGCCGGCTTCAAGCCAGTACGGTTTTCCGAACAAGGTTACACCTTGTTTTGACTCAGGAGCGGGTTCATTCGCCCACAGGGCGAATTTTTTCCCAAACCCTCCGGCTCTCCCGCCGTTACGGCGGGAAGAGTCGTAGGAAGCGCTATCAGACATCGACAGATGCGCTGACGAGGCGAAGTCCTCAGGTTTTCTGCCTTTGGCATAACGACCTAGCGATAGGGCAATTCGACTATAATAGTCGAGATCGGCTTCGCCGATCGCCCACTTACGTTCGTCACAGAGCACAGCTCCGTGTTCGTTAACTCCGCGTTCCATCTCTTTAAGAGTTGGAGCCGGGAAGCCCCGGGTTGATACAAAATGCATCAACCTAGTTGCTGACGACTTCGTCGTCAGCCCGTGCTTCAGAAGATTGGATAACCATATCCAATGGCCGACAAGTAACTTGTGGCTTACTTCTCCGTCAGGGCCTAAGAAGGGGACACCCCTACTGGCTTGAGGGATCCGACTACTTCGTAGCGCGAACCCTTTGACGCGGGCGATAAAGGACTTAAAGTTCTTTATGGTGTTGGGAACACCAGAATCTCTACCTGAAAGGCAGGAATTCATCGTCCATTTCCACAACTTAAGCACGACCTTATCGTGTCGCGCGGTTGTGAAGGCTTCGGGAGTCGAAAGCGATAAGTTATCCTCAATCGCTAACCAGACATCCCAGATGCGTTGCATACTCTTCTTTCCTAGCTTAGCTAGGCGCTCCAAGGTAACCTTGGGAAGAGTACTCCACGGAAATGTTTTCCGTAGGAAGGACAGCCGACAGTCAATCCTAGATTGGCCCTTAATATTGGTACGCTTCGCGAACCAACGGCTGCCAGGCCCTCTCCCTAGTTTCACTAAGAAGAGAGGCTTGATCGGATGAGCGATCTCATCCGAGAGTACGATCGGTCCTGCAAGATAATCTTGCACAAGACCGATCGCGACCGCTGGAAGTACTCCTACCGCTTCCCCAAGGGAAGCAGGGACCGTAGTCACCTGCACGGTTCGTGGGAGTTTACTATCCAGTTTTACACTTACA